CCTTCTTTATCTACAAATAATAAAGCATTACCTGCAACAATAAGATGTTTAAGTGCTTCAAATACTGCAACTCTATCATTAGACATTTCTATGTCATCCATGACAGCTTTTTCTATTTGTACTAAACCACTATCTATTTGAGTTCTTAAGTTCTCATCTTCTTCTATTTCTCTAACTGCAAAGTTATCAATAGCTAATCTGAAGAATGGAGCATTTGGAGGTAATAATGATAATAATAATTTAGACGCAAGATTATTTACTCCTCTTGCTCCAATACCTTGGTAGGTAGTTTCAAATTCTTCAGCTCCAGTATAACCATCTTGTGGTATCAGTGTAGGAATAGTTAGCTCACTACAATCACGAGCTCTTTCTAAATAAAGTTCTCGTTCTTGTGCTAGTGTATTATATCTACTCTCTAATGGTTGTGTACTATCGCTAGTATCAGTGTAAGTGATTGCCATTTATTATAGACCACCGATTATTGGTATTCTTAAATTAGATGCACCTGTTCTCTTCCTGTCGTAAGACGAAGCAACATTTCTGTCTCTTCCCTCTGCTTCTGAAAATCCAGCAGGTCTTGGGCTACCTTGAGTGTTTTGCGTCACTGGTGGTGGGCTCATTGGAGCTGGTTCTGGCATTGGTGGAGGAGCAGGAGCTTTAACTGAAAGACACATATTAACTCTTCTCCATTATGTTATTATCTTGTTCCTTTTTTTGTTGGTGCAAGAAGCGAACAACACTTCTTTGACCTATACGAAAATATATTTCCTTCATATCCATGTTTATCTCTGGAGTTTTTTCAGGAAATAATTTGTCTAAATCAGCTAGTAATTCTTTAGTTAAACCACTAACTTTAAATGTTTTTTCGTTCATATATCTAAAGTGTCCTTTTGTTTGTTATGAATAATCTCTATCTAAAATCATTTTCAGATAGTGAATTGCTTTTTTAATATCCTCTTCCTTGCCTTTGTATGGATGCCTGCAAATGTATTTGATTGCGTTTCCTTCTGCGAATGGAAGCTTATTTTCATTTATAAAAAATGCTGGTTGTACCTTCATCTTCTTATAATGGTCGCCACCTTCTTGATATTTTAGTACATCAAACATTTCTTTATTTGGCATTTGGCCTCCATAATATTGGTTTCTTTCTTTTACTATCCCAATCTTGGGCTCTTAATATTCTTGCTAATCTTGCTTGTGTAAGTGCATAAGCTTCATCAAGACCTTGCTTTTCATATTCTTTAACAACAGCTTCCCACATTTCTGGTAAGTCTTTTTTGTTAGCTAATATTCTTGATGCTTTGACACCACCAATACTTGGACATCCAGCAAATCCATCGGTCATATCTCCAACCAATGTCTGGTACATAAAATTATAGTCAGCTATATTTTCATTAACTACTTCTGTACTTTCATCATGTATAAAGTGGTGTATTCCAGGTATAGTTCTTAAATCTTTATCACCAGATAATATAACTACTTTGTCTTTATTTAATGATTGTGTAGCAAATATTCCACATACATCGTCACCTTCTAAATTTGGGTAAGTTAGAGTTTCATAATTATGAAACATATATTCCTTAAGAGGTTTTACTATAATTGGTTTTCTAACTTTTTTTCTATGTGATTTATATTCAGGAAAAATATCTAATCTAAAATTATTCTTATGGTCTTGTGCAATTATAATTTTATTACAATTTAATTTATCCTGATAATTTCTTAATGTAGTATCTAATACTCTTTTACCTAATTTTAAATCAGCATGTAATGTCCACATATCATCTTCCCATTGTGTGGCTTCTTCTAATGCTGAAGCAATTCTATAAATTAATATAGAACCATCTACTATAAGTGTTCTTTTCTTGTTATGTATCTTTGGTATCATTTATATCCTAATCTTCGTTAGTTTGATTATGTTTACTGAAGGAATAGTTGTTGTGTTTCCACAATCACCTATTGTTCCATCATCATTAAAATTCACATCACTAACGAATGTATGTGAATTGTTGTTTGTAGAGACAAGCCAACCTGTAGAAATACAGATTGAAGGCTTATAATTTTTTATTGTTTTTATACTTTCCCAGGAGCATGTAGAGTTAGTGTCAATCCAATGAGCTAAATAAAAATTATATGGAAATATTTTTTTAGTTAGTTTTGGTATTACTATTTTTGATTTCAACTATCCTCCATAGGTTCATAAAATCTGACATAGGTATTAAGACACACCTGGACTGAAAGTTATCTCCAAGCATTCTTATAATTTTTGATTTTCTTTTTTTATTTTCGTGAATAAATTTTCTGACTATTTGTTTTAATAATTTTACTTCTATTAAAATTTGTCCAACACAATCATCTTTGTTGAACATAAATCTATGTATCCAGTATTTTGCTTTTGTTGCTCTTAATCCACTAGGCTTTCCTTTATATGCTAGCTCAATACAAAGGTTTCCTGACTTTTGCCAAAAACCAAATTCTGATTTAACTTCAAATTTATCTTTATCTAATCCCAGTATTTTGCCTATAGACTTTTCGGAACTTAATCCTCTGGCCAAGTCAAAGTCGAAATCTTTTGTATTGTTAAACATTGATTTGTGTATTAGAACCCTACTGTTGGTGAGCCCTTGTGGTGAAATCGGTAGACACATTGGACTTAAAATCCAAGCCCTTTTGGGAGTGCCAGTTCGAGTCTGGCCAAGGGCACCAACGCTTAATGTGTGTCAGCCCAGGTTCTTCCTATTTTAAATTCTGCATCTAAAGGACATCTTAAATTAAAATATGTACCTGCATCTTTTATTGATTGAACTGCAAGTTCTCCTACTTCATTAGCGAAACAATGCTTACACTGAAGTTGTAGCTCATCATGAACATGAGCAACCATAGTACAGATATTTTCATCATAATTTTTTTCCTTTAATTTTTTGTGAAGTATTACAGTAGCCATCTTTATTATAAGTGCTCCACAACTTTGTATTAATAAATTTAAACTTGAATGTTCAGACCTTGGAATTAATTTTCTTTTGTCTAAACCATATAAATATTTTTGATTTCTAACTTTAACTAAAACATTATCTCTTAATTGTCTTAATGCAGGTAATGCTTCAAATAATTTTTCTTTTATTCTTCTTCCTTCTTCGGAGGATTTACCAACAACTGAACCAAGCCTTTGATTTCCGATACCATAGATGCAACCATATATGACCCTCTTTGCCAAATCTCTCGTTGGTAAGCCAATCTGTTTTTGATTGTAGGTGTGAATATCCCCATGTAATAGTTGCTTCGTAAAATCGCCACCATCGAATGCACCGAGATAATGAGCAAGACAGCGAAGTTCAAGACCACTAGCGTCACAGCCAATAAGAACATAGCTGTCAGGAACAGTAAATAGAGAACGACATTCTTTACCATAAGGAACACCAACAGAAGGCGTTTGTGCAACATTAGGTTTTTGGTGAGTACACCTTCCAGTGTTTGCACCATTCGTGATAACGCTTCCATAAATTTTTCCATCTTGTTGTAATTTTAACCAGGCATTATTTCCTTCTGCTAACATGCCTATTCTTTTTTGTATTAAAAAATGTTCTGATAATAATTTTGCTTCAGGAAAATCTAATGTAGATAATATACTTTCATCTACTTTAGGTTTACCATCTGGCGTAAATTCTGTAGGCTTCCAACCTTTATTCATTAACCTATTACTAATGTGGTCTCTGCTATTAGGATTGAAAGTAATCTCTTTATATTTTTTTACAGGTACACCTTTTTTATATCCTTTAGTTTTATTATCTCTTTTAGGAATAAATGTACCAACATATTGTTTCCAATTTGGGAAGGTTGAAACCAGAGATTTCTCCAGCTCCAACCTTCTGTTTGCAAGTGAGGCATACAGCTTCTTTGCAGAAGCCACATCAAAATGAAATCCATGTGCTTCTTGTAGATGAATACATCTAGCAAAGTCATGCTCAAGCCTAATTGCTTCAGGAGAATATTTTTGTCTTTGAATTAATTTATAAAGTTCGTGAGTGACTTCTACATCTTTCTCACAATACTCTTGCATTTCAGGAGACCATTTAGAGAAGTCACCTGTTTTAATAAAGTCACCTTTTCTTAATCCAAGTCTATACCCCCAGCTTTCCAACGAATGTCTTCCAGCTAAATTTAAAGGTAATTCTTTTTTCTGGTAATCTAATTCTTTTCTATTAGTCCATATCAGTCTACTAACTAATAGCGTATCCAATGTATCAGCCTTAATATTATATTGTTTAGGATATAATTTTTTAAGAACTGGTAAGTCAAATTTTAAAATATTATGGCCAACTAATAAGCTAGCACCATTTAACAACATAAGACCTCTACCAATTTTATCTCCATGATATGAGTAAACTTGATTAGTCTCTATGTCTTTGACTACTATGGAATGTACTAATGTAGCATCTGATAAGAAACCATTAGTTTCTATATCAAATATAAGTTTCATATTTAGTGCATTACAATTATTTTTATGTTTAAGATTGATGGTATTATTGGAGCTACATTTAAAAATGCCTGCTCAAGAATACTTTTTGTTTTGATTGAGTGAACAAACAAAATAGGATTTACATTTGGATATTTAATTACCAAGTGTAATAATTTTAAAATCTTTTTTAATGATGAATAAATAAAAATCTTATCATCATCCTGTAAGTGTTCGAAGTCAGGACATTCCTCTATATACTCACGAAGTACATCATCTAATTGTTTTTCTTTAGACATCTGAAAAATCGCCTTCAGACAATCTTCCAGTTTCCCTATTGTAATGTAGCGAGCAAGCGACACCTGTATCTCCTGTGTATCTATTTTTTAAAACTCTTATTGTTAAAATATCTTTAGTCTCTTCGTTTTGTTGTGACCTCTCTAAACCACAACAAATATCAGTGAGCTGTGCCAATCCATGGCTACCTCTCAAATGACTTAATGAAGTTATAGCTCCCTCTTCATGGCCAGTTTTATCTGGTAATCGTCTCAAGTGACATACAAGTATCAAACCAAAATTTAGTTCTTCAACTAAACTTCGAAGCTTTGTCATTGTATAATCTATTAATTTTCTTTCGTCTCCTTCAATACCAGAGACAACCATATTGATATGGTCTAATACTACATAATCACAATCACATCCTCTGACTAAAAATCTAATCTTTGACATTAGGTTTTCACTATCAGTAGAACCAAAGTGTTTATGAAAAAATGTTTTACCTTGGATTTTATTCCAAGATTTCTTTAATGTTTCTTCATCAATATTTTTTCTAATATCTTCTTCGTGTATCTTTTGGTTTAAATCTATAGACATCAAACCTCTTACACTTCTAGCTACACTTTCTTCTAATGCTATGTAGCCAACATTTTTATTTTTATTAATTAAATCAAATGCTATTTCTCTACAGACCTGGCTCTTTCCTGTACCTGAACCTGCTGTAAATAAAACTATTTCACCTTTTCTTATACCTTTAGTTTTTTTATTAAGACCTTCCCAAAGATATGGCGTGCATTCTTTGCTATCATCTTGAATAACTAAATCCCAAGTATCAGCTCCAGCAATTATTCCTTCAGGTGTATATGGTTTTGCATTCCATATATGATGAATAATATCCTTACCTCTTCCAGACACTAACATATCGTTAGCATCCTTCAGAGGTAATTTAGAGACGAGAGCTTTTTTAGGTGTAAACAGTTGAGCACATTCGATAGAAGCTTCATTACCAGCTTCATCATTATCGAACATTAAAACTACTTTCTCAAAACTTTCTAAATATTCTAATTCTTTTTTAATATATTTTTTTGCAGACTTTGCTCCTGAAGGTACAGAAACAACAGGCCATTTATTTCCTTGTACTTTTGAAACTGACATAGCATCAATCTCACCTTCACAAATAGTAATCATCTTTTGATTACCCTTCCATTTGTGCTGACCAAATAACCCAACCTCATTCATGTCTCCTAACCAGATAAAATCTTTGTTAGGAAACCGAATGTGTTGAGCAACAAGGAGATAGTTAGAGTTATAATAAGGTGCTATCTGAACAGGTGAACCATTGTATTCACCAGTCTGATAATTAAAAAATTTACAAGTATCAAAATCAATTTGTCTTTTTGATAACGCCTCCACTTGACCTGTAATCATATCTGTTTTTATTTTTTCATTTTTAAATTCGTTAGTTTCTCCAACTGCTGGTTCTCTATATTCACAACCAAAACAATACGCATGTCCATCGGAGTACCTGGCTAGGTTATCTCTTGAATTACAATTTGGACAAGGTTCGTGTCTTACAAAATTACTCTGTGTATCCTTCATCACCTGGTAGTAAGTCTCCTTCCACCCAGAGTAAGTCAGTTTTAGCCCATTCATCTACATCGAAGGATGGACAAAATTTATCTGCGAAATGATAGTGACCTTTTACTTTTGCATCTGGATACTGCTCATGTAGTTCATCACATAATTTTTTTAAACTTTCCCATTGTGCAGGTAAGAAATTATCTTCAGCTTTTGTGTGGTCTTCTTGAGTGACACCTCCGACCATAGCTATTCCTATCGAGTTATGATTTTTACCACGACAATGAGCTCCAACTGCATCTGTAGTTCTACCATCTTCTATAACTCCTGACCTACGAATTATGAAATGATAACCACACGACAACCATCCCCTTTGTCTATGCCATTGGTTTACTTCTTCATAACCAATATCCATTGAAGGTTTTGTAGCTGTACAATGTATTATAAAATAGTCTGTTGATTTTCTGCTCATAATGATTTTTGTTGTTGATGTAATTCTTTCACCCAATTATCAGGTAAAAGTTTTCCTGTTGAATACACACAATGATATTTAAAACCTTTTAGTTCACACCATTTTGCGTAAGTTGTTTTTGATTTTTTTCCTATCTTTGTTTTTGAATTAGAGAACACAAACCTAATATCTAAATTAGGATGTTGTGCTTTTATTAATAAATGTTTCTTCCTGTCTGAAGTTAAGAATTGTCCTTTAGTTTCAAATATAATTTTGAATGTATCTATTGCAGGACAATTAAAGTCAGGAGTATATTTAGATAATTTTTCTGGCTTGAGGTAAGATACTTTATAATCTTCATAACCAAATTTTATTTTTTGTTTGATTAAAAAATTATTAAAATCCTCCTCAAGCTTTGATTTGAATTTAGAAGTCGGTTGCTTTGGAAACTTCTTCCGAAACTTCTTCATTGTTTTCCGACCCATTTTTAGATGAGCTGTCGCCATGTACTTTATCAAAGCCATTAGCTTCAGCAGATTGACCACCACCCTCGACTAAATCTTTTACTTGTACTGATTTAAGTCTTAATGATACTCCAGCTCCAAGAGCAGGTGTATACCAAGGAAATGGTTGATAGCTTACTCGAAGAATAGAACCACCCCAGATAGTTATATCTGGACTAATAGGTTTTAATTCATTATCGAATAAGGCTGGCCTTTGTTTAAATGTGTCACCAGTTTTACCATTGGTACCACTAGCTTTCATTTTAAACTTAAAGATAACATTACCTTCCTCATCTTTTTTATAAGGTGGTGCGTGTTCCTTTATAGTTTTCTTATTTGATTTTTCTTTAGCCTCGGCTACAGCTTTGAGCTGATATTGTTTTATAACTTTTATCAACTCTTGAGCTTGAGTATCTTTGAGGCTCAAGTCTACTTTATACTCACCTTCAGGTTTGAACCTAACATCACACTTACTTAAATGTGGATATATAGCTTTACCAAAAGGAGAAGTGTATGTTTGTGCTTTTTGCATTGACCCTCCTAGGTCTTGGTTAATTGATTTGATGACGCTTCTGTTCATCTATAGTGTCCTGTTTAGTACGCTAGCGTATACAATTAACTACAAAAATAGACAGAACCTAACACTGATTTTAAAGACAGCTCACCTTGTTTTGGTAATGGTGGGATTTTGTGCCTTAATTTTTTAGGTACCTGTAGTTCAACTTCTTTTTTAAAATCTTCTAATAAATTTTTTCCATCAAAGATTTCAACAAAAGCTTCTCTTAATGCTATGTTCATTGTAGATACATCTGTTGCTAAACAACCAAAGCTATCATGCACACAAGCAAAGTTTTCAATAGTGTATTCACTAGCTTTGCATACAGCTTTCATTAACAAAGAAGCATCTAATGCGTGGACATAACATGGTGCTATACTATTTGCTACACGCTTCTTATCTATTTTATCTGTTTCAATAGCTATAGAAGTTTTTCTAATATCAGGTGTCCAAGTTCCAGACTTTGCTCTGAATATTTTTTCACCCATATAAGTATTAACTCTTTTAGTTTCTAATACAGGACATACCATTTGAACAATAGCACCTGTTGGTGTTGTCCATATAACTGGTAATCCACTTTCAGAAACTAATTTAGATACTTGTTGCAACCACTTCATCGCTTCTTTTGCAGATAAGATAACTTCATCTAAAGCTTTCCAAACTAATCTTGATAAGAAAGCTGTACCCTTAAATATATTAGGTGTATCTGGTTTAGGATTTCTGTCAGTAGAGAATGGTATCTCAACACCTTCTTCTTCCATATCTTCCAAATGTTCCTGGATATATTTTCTACAAGAAAATTGTGTAAGGCCATAGACAATACACATAGTGACTTTCTTTGTAGTCTTTCTGTTTATCCCATAATCTAACCAAATATCTTTTAGTAAACTATCTGGTTCTTTATCAAGAAGTTCTAAAGTTTTCTTTGCTACTTCTCCATATACATCTTGTACTTTATTTGATGGTATTAAATTAACTGCATTACCACCAACTTCATCACGCAATAATCCAGAAAATATTTGTAGACCAGAATTAGTACAATCAGAATAACAGATTAAATGTGTAATAAAATCGTAAGACTTATTAGCTTTACAAAAATTATTCCATTCAAAACAAAACGCCAGGAATTGTACTGGTTCAGAACAATGAGCCCAGAAGTCATAGTTATTATGTGGGTCTTCTGCTGTAGCTTTTATAGCTTCTTCATTATCTTGTACCCATTTAACTCTATTGTCTAATGTGTCTTTATCCATGCCATACATATTAGCTCCATGTATAGCTAGCTTTCTTACAGCTCCTATACCTTCTAATCGTTTACCATTTCTAAATAACAAGAGACCTTTAGCTAAATCATTATTCTGATAATTTAATCCTTCAGGTACACAATAAATTCTATATCTAAAATCATATTGTAATGGAAAATAGAACTCATCAAATTGTTCGTATGTATCTGCAACTGTAAAAATCTTTTCAGTTAATAAAGCTTTACTATCTATTGTAGCATTGAAATCACATACAGCTTTCTTCCTTCTGCTGTAATCTTTTCTTGCTACTTCGTTTGTTGCTATATCAAAAGGTTTAATTGGTTCTTCTATTTTATGACTAGGTAAACCAGCTATTGCTAATCCCTTGTCATGTATAGTTCTCATAACCTGATATACAGGAGTGTTAATTGTAAACGCTGTCTCCTGTAATGTATTGATACATTTGTAGACTTCAGGCATTTCATGTGCCCTGTTTGCTATCTCTTCCAGATATGCTCTGGATGCTCTTTTCACCATATTATAGTGCATCTTTTACCTCATTGTTTGATTGTTGATTTTGTTTAGTAGGTTCTCCTATAGTGGTACCTAATTCAGCAGGCCTTAAATCTTTGATATAATAGCCACCTGAATATGGGTTGTTATCCCATCGTTTAGGTTTAACCAGCATAGGTTCTCTAAAAGGTTTTAGTATTTCTGCGTGGATTTTTTTGTTTTCAATCCAGGTCATTGTCTTATCGGTAGCCTGGACATAAACAATAGACTTGCCTTTTACAGCAAAAGTTTTGGTGAGTTTTATAAAGCCAGTTGTTTTGGCTAGAAGTTCTAAAAGTAATTTACCGAGTTTTACTTTCTCTTCTTTAGACCAGCCAGAGTATTCAAGGCTATGTCTATTCATAGCATACTGAAATACTTTACGCTTATGTCTGTAGTTATTCTTGGTCTTTAACCATTCTTTTGTTTGAGTGTAATTTTTATTATCACTCTCTTTGAAATATAATAATCGAGCTTCATCTTCTATTGCTGAAGCTATTTTTAAAACAGCTTTAGTTTGTGTTGATGAAACAGTGATACTATCTAGTACAGCTTTAAGAGTAATAAAGGCTATACCTGACCACCTCTCTGGATTATCATTTGCTATTTCCTGAATAGGAATACACTTGGAAAGAAGTGTGGCTTCTGTTGCATATCTTTTGGCGTGACCATCAAATGCTTCTAGGAAGTATTTATTTAATGCTTCACATAAAGGTTCTAATCCTGACTGGATTAATACCTGGCCATAGATAGTTGTACTTTCGTTAGTCTCTCTAGGCTTGCCTGTCTTCTCTGCAACTTTTGCTCTTGCTTTATGAATAGTCTTATGGAACCTTTTTATTCCTGACTTAATCATAGCTAACTCTATTGTTTTTTCTGCCTCTATTTTTTCATGTAGAGTTGAAGGCACATTCTTTGAGTTTTTTAGAATGCCAAATTTCTCTAGTATTTTTGCGTCTATTTCCATATTAGCCTCGTTAGTGTTTTACATTTGTTCGTAGATTGTGTGCATTGAAGTGCACATCTACTACGACAGCGTAGCTATCACATACAAAGTATGCAACAGATTATAAGGCTTGTAATATAAGGTATTCTACTACGCCAGCGTAGATTACTCGGAGGCGTAAATTGTGTCTGTAGTTTTTAAGTCTACCGACAAATCAAAGTGTGTTGTATTACTCACTTTTTTTTCTTACGCCTCCTACAAGCCTAGCCCTAATGCACAATAATGCACATTTGGTGCACATTCTTTTTTACTAGCTTTTACCACCAGATACAACTTTTAACTCGTCTCTTAAGTTGTCCAACTTCTTCGCCATCTTAATCT